GCCCGCCTGCGACCGCTAAGCGGGTCACGTTGCCTGAGGGCAAGCGTCGTCGTCGGGTCGCCTGACCGACGTCGGGCGGGTGCGCTGTGAGCGCCTGCCGAAAGGTCCCCGGTTGCGGCCAGGAGCATCCCGGGTGCATCGCTCACAACTACTCAGGTGCCCCGTGCGGCGGGATACCGATGCGCGGCACCGACCCGAAGCACTGCCGCAAGCATGTTGGTGTCAAGACGGAGATCATCAAGGCGCAGTGGGACGCTCGGCAGGAAGGTGAGCGTATCCGTGCCACCTACGACCTGCCGGAGCAGGCTGATCCGCTGACCGAGCTTCTGCGGATCAGCCGCGAGAGCGTCACCTGGAAGGACGTCTGCCGGGTCATGATCGGCGACCTGGCGGGGATGGACGGAGCGGCCGAACAGGTCCGTATCCGGTTCTACGAGAACGCCCTGGACCGGGCGGCGAAGGTGCTGACCGACATCGTCCGTCTGGGTATCGAGGACCGCCTGGCCAGGATCGACGAGGCGCAGGTTGCCCTGGTGTCGACAGCGGTGCTGTCCGCGCTGACCCGGCTGGCCCCGGTGATCGGGTATGACGCGGATCATCCCGAGATCCGTGCAGCAGTCTCGGAGGAGCTGCGGGCGATCCAGCGCGAGGAAGAGCAGGCGACACCATGAACCCGAACACCATGAACCTGGGTGCGATCTCCGATCTGGTGGGGCATGTCCCGCAGGCGCGGCACCGGTTCTATGACGACCCTGTGGGGTTCGCTGAGCGGTGTATCCGGTGGCCGGTGGGTCAGCGGTTGACGAAGTATCAGCGGGAGGTTCTGGGGGCGATTCCGAAGCGCCGGAAGGTGTCTGTGCGTGGTCCGCACGGCTGTGCCAAGACGTGCTCGGCTGCTTTGGCGGTGTTGTGGTTTGCGACGACGCGTGAGGCGTCGGGGGTGGATTGGAAGATTGCGACGACGGCGGGCGCGTGGCGCCAGTTGGAGCATTTCTTGTGGCCGGAGATTGCGAAGTGGGCCAGGAGGATCGACTGGAACGCCGCTGGGTGTGCCCCGTGGTCTGAGCGCACGGAGCTGTTGAGCCTGAACATCAAGCTGCGCCACGGCCAGGCGTTCGCTGCCGCGTCGGATAATCCGGCGCTGATTGAGGGCGCGCACGCCGACTCGATCATGTACGTGTTCGACGAGAGCAAGTCGATCGCGGCGGATACCTTCGATGCTGCTGAGGGCGCGTTCTCTGGGGTCGGTGAGGGCAGCGTGTTGGAGGCGTACGCGCTGGCCTGTTCGACGCCTGGTGAGCCTGTGGGGCGGTTCTTTGACATTCATACTCGCAAGGCTGGTCTGGAGGATTGGTGGACCCGGCACGTCACGGTCAAGGAGGCGATCGCGGCGGGGCGGATCAGTAGGGACTGGGTTGACCAGCGCGGCCTGCAGTGGGGCAAGGACTCCGCGGTGTACGCGAACCGTGTCCTGGGCGAGTTCCACACCTCCGACAGTGACGGCGTGATCCCGCTCGAGTGGGTGGAGGCCGCGAACCTGCGTTGGCAGGCTTGGGATGACGCGGGGCGGCCGTCTTTGCCGGGTGCGCGGACGGTGGGTGTCGACGTCGCCCGTAGTGGCGCGGATCAGACGGTCATGGCCATCCTGGATGGCTGTGTCATCACAGGTCTGCGCAGGACATCCCGCGAGGACACGATGATGACCACGGGGCGGGTGCAGGGGATCGTGAGCGCGACGCCGGGGCGGGTGCCGATCGTGGATGTGATCGGTGTTGGTGGTGGTGTGGTGGATCGCCTGCGGGAGCTGAAGATCACGGTGGTGGCGTTCAACGCGTCGGAGGCCACCGAGTTGAAGGACCGGTCTGGAGAGTTGGGGTTCGTCAATAAGCGTGCGGGGGCGTGGTGGCGGTTGCGGGAGCTGTTGGATCCGGCGTATGGCGCGGAGCTCGCTTTGCCGCCGGATGATCTGCTGACTGGTGACTTGACGGCGCCGCACTGGAAGGTGATGTCGGGCGGCCGGATCCAGATTGAGTCCAAGGATGAGATCAGGAAGCGGATCGGTCGTTCTCCGGATAGTGGTGACGCGGTGATGCAGGCCGTGTGGGATGCGCAGTCTGGAAGCCAGGGGGCGATCTGGCTGCAGGCCATGAAGAACCGCGCCGAGTCGGACGGCATCACCGTCCCGACCCTGGCCCGGAGCTGGCGGACCACGCTGGCCGATCACCGGGCGGGCAGACCTGGTGCTGCCCGTGTCCGAAGTAGCGGCCCTGACCGGCCGCCGGCCACCCGGAACGGCTGAAGCCAATGAGCACATCCAATGAAAGGGACGATCAAGGCCATGTTCATCACTGATATCACGCAGGACGACGACCCGCCACCGGTCGCTCGCTCGCGGAGCCTGTACCGGTGCCGAGCACATCCCGATCAGGCCGTGACCTGGCGTGGACGGGGTTGCCCGTCCTGCCCGATGAGGACCACGAAGGCAGCCCGGCGGAAGGCCAAGAAGGCTGAGGCGGACGAGCCCGAGTGGTGGTCGCAGTGACGACGCGGTTGCCGGGTGGTCTGTTCCTCACGCTGGATGAGCTGCGGTTCATTGCTTTCTGCGCCCCTGAGATCAGGGCGAAGTGCCGGCGTGAAGGGGTCGACTCCCCGATGCTTCGGGATGCGCTCCGCACGGCGCATGAGGTCGTGCTGGAATCGGATGCGCAGAAGGTTCCGATAATCGCCGGATCGGGTGTCCAAGGCCATGGTGGTGGCAGCGGTTGGATATCGACCCGGGCCACCGCTGGCCGACTGGAGATCAGCATGCGGAGAGTCGTGACCTTGTTGCAAGAGGGCCGTTTGTGCGGTCGGCAGCAGGCCGTGAATAGCGCGTGGCGGGTGTCTGAAGAGTCGGTTTTGCAGTACCGGGCAGAACAGTCCATGCACGTCTGACAGGCCATGAGGTGCCGCGATGCCGCTGCCCGTGGTTGAGGTTCTGGCGAAGGCCGTTCAGGTGAATGCCTGCACGTTGCTCGCCGCGACGGACCAGCTGAGCGCGGCGATCCGTGAGGCCGAGGAGTGGCGCGAGATGACCGAGAACATGAGGAGCGACGAAAAATGACTGAAGTTGCAACGGTGCTGGACGATCCGGCTCCGTGGTTGGAGCTGTTGCCGGCTGATGTGCCCGACGACTACAAGGCGGATGTGCGGGCTGAGGCTCGGGCGACTGCTCGTCATGGCCAGGTCGGCAAGATCGTGGCCGATCTCGTGGCGAAGGTGGCCGCTGGTGCCGCCGATCCTGCGGTGGACCCGTCGACCTTGACAGGTCCGGCGTCTGAGCTTGCCGCCGCCCGGGCGATCGCGAGCGTGTTGCCGGCTGTTGTGCCGGTGTCGCAGGGTCGCCATAATGCGGTTGCGGCTGGGTTGCCGCGCCCGAATGGTGCGATGGTGGCGTTGCCTCACCCGCCTCGATATGTCGCTGAGCTTGTGCATCATCAGCGGATTCACGCGGTGGCTGGCGAGATGCCGCCTACTCCCGGTTCGCTCGATATCGAGGCGGCCAAGGCGTACGAGAAGGTCAGCGCTGAGGCGGCCGCGCAGTGGTCGACCCTGGGCTTCCTCGGCGATGGTCCGCGCGGTCCGATGGGCGATTTTGTGGCCGCTTGGCACGCCACGGTGAACAACACCAGCTGGGTTGAGCTGAACAAGCACATTGCCGACTTGGTTGTTCAGCTGGCGCGTGCAGACGCTGAGCGGCCTGTAGGGGGTTCCTGCAAGTTCGGCCATCACAGCGCCTGGAGGTTGCAGCCCGCCCAACTGGCCGACGGTCCGTGGACGTTCGAGGCCGCGGTTCATCACGGTGTCCTGGTGCAAGTGACGCCGTGATCCTCGACCCGTTCGGCAACCCGGAAGACGACTCTGAGTGGTCGGAGGCGTTCGACGCGGTCGTCCCCCGTGTCGATCTTGTTGGCCGAGCAGCCAATGGTAGCAACGGTTTTCTGTTAATGAAGTCCGGTCAAGACGGGCTCATGACCCCCGCGGCGATCCGGGATCTGATCGCAAAATCGACACAGACGGAGAGCATCATGGCAGTCCAGAAGATGATCAAGTACACGCGGGACGGCCACACAGTGACCTCGGCCCGTCAACTGACGAAGGGTCAGCTTGCGGATGCCATCGTGAAGGCGAAGGCGAAGCAGTCGCCTCAGGTCGCGGTGTTCGACAGTGCCGGGAACCTTGTCGGAACCGTCGACGCCGATGCGATCACGCCGCTGGCGCCGGCTGTGAATCCTGCTCCTCCGAAGAAGGCCCCGGCTGCCGCTGCCCCCACTGCCCCCGCAGCTCCGGCCGCTGCTGCTGCCCCGGCTGCTGCTGCCGCGGATCAGGGCGCGCAGGAAATTGCGAAGTCCATAGCCGGCGCCGTGTTCCGTGGTGACTCGTCCTCGACCAACTTCACGAAGTCCGCGGGCACGGTGGATGACAGGTTCACGGCGCTCTTGAAGAGTGTCGACGCCGGCCACAGTACGCAGTTGCGCAACGCGGTCGCCGTCGCTGCCCTACGCCTGGTCGCAGGTGGATCCGCGTCGTCTCCGCAGGCTGTTCGCGCGGCCAAGATGCTCGCGGTCGACCTGGCTGCTGGTGAGCAGGCCCGTCAGCGTTCGCGGCGCTGACCTGAATCTTGGGCAGTGAGGCGTCAACGTCGCCCGGCCTTTGTTCTCCTTGGCCGGGAGCGAAGGCGGCCTCTCATGGTCTCCCCGCTCATCGGCGGGGGGGCCG